TGAAAGGGGTGCATGAGGATGTTGTGTTCCGCTTGGAAGACAAACATGAAGTTGAATGTTCCACTGATACCTAAAGGCATACCATCAGAGAATGAACCCTGACCGAATGGGTAGACAAGAAAGACTGCAAGAGCTGCTGATAGTGGTGCTGTGTAAGCAACAAATATCCATGGTCTCATGCCAAGTCTGTATGATAGTTCCCACTGTCTACCAGCATAAGCTGCTACTCCGATTAAGAAGTGGAAGACAACGAGTTGGTATGGTCCGCCATTGTATAGCCACTCGTCCAGTGTGCCAGCTTCCCATATTGGATAAAAATGTAGTCCGATTGCGTTAGAGGAGGGGACGACTGCTCCTGATATAATATTGTTTCCGTATAATAACGAGCCGGAAACAGGCTCACGTATGCCATCAATATCTACAGGTGGTGCTGCGATAAAGGCGAGTATAAAACAAGTTGTTGCAGCGAGTAAGCAAGGGATCATTAGAACACCAAACCAACCTACGTATAGTCTGTTGTTAGTGCTTGTAACCCACTCGCAGAATCTCTGCCAGTTACTGGCTTGGCTTTCTCTTGTTACTGAGATAGCTGCCATTTAAAATACACCGGGTATAATTTGTCCTGTTGTTGCGTAGGCTCCTATAGCTGCTACGAAACCGAGCATAGCTGCCCAGCCATTAAATCTTTCTGCTTCTGGTGACATTAGTTTTCGTTCTGGTAATAGTTGTATGGGTGGTTCGTTTGGGTAGATGTTCTTCTTACCGTATTCGGTAGTAATCATTTTTTCTTTTTCGTTGGTGGTTTCTTAGCTGTTAAAGCGGACCGTCTAAAGTTGGCCGCTGTGGGAGCACCTTTAGCTCCCGGTTTTCTCATCTTCTCGCCAGAGCCAGCTTTGATTCTTTTTCTCTTGGCGTGAATGTTTGCGTACAAGCCTCTCTTAGCCATTAGCGTTTTTTGCCTCCGTGTTTGCAGCCACACTTGCTGCTCTTTTTGGTTTTCTTTTTGTATGCCATTAGCATTTCCATCGTCGCATAGCAAGTGCCTTACGTGTAGGCTTGCCGTTCTTTCTCATCGGACCCTTCATGCCTCTAAAGCGAGCACAGAATGAGCGTTTGCGTGGACCACCTCCGGGCTGTGGAGCCTTGAGGTTGGAGCCGGTAGCCCGATTGTATTTTGCTCTACCGGCTGCTGTGAGACCTCCCTTACGGCTCTTGTGCTTGCCGATCTTAAGGGAGACATTTCTTTTTCTAACTTTTTTACGTGCCATTATACTTTCTTCGGTCTAATAGGTCCGCCGTAACCAATACCAAAGTAAGGTAAAACTCTTTTATAAGTATTGCCATACCCGTCTTTCTCTTCGTAAATCCTTACATTAGTATGTGCTCCTTGTGCACCTATCTGTGCTATAGTCATAGGAGTATTTTTTTGTGAGTACCTACCATATCCTCTGGAGAAGTCCTCCATGAATTTGATACGTTCTTGGTCAGTCTTGAATCTTAAGGGAGAGGGTATAAAATTTCCTTTAGCATCTTTAATAGGTAGTAGTTCTACAGGTGGTGAGTGAGGTAGTTTAGCTATCTTCATATCATCGTTACTTTGATTTTGAACGTATCCGGGAAACATTGGTCCATGTCTAACTGGATCGTAAAAGCCATCAAACTTAAAGTTTCCATCAGGTTCAACAATAAAAGCTTCTCCTCCATCATTAACAATGACGTTAGTTTTCTCCAGTCCGAAGAAACCACCACGTGGTATGGCGTCCTTCATATCCATAGCCACTGCATTAGGTCTAATCATCATCTGTGGTACAAACTTTAGTAAGTCTAACGCTTTACCACCTATCTGTAACAAGGTGTTTATGTTAAAAGGTTGCTCAGGATCTTCTAGGTAATCACCTTGACGCATGTCTTCATCCTGTAAAGCTTCTTGTATTTCTTCAGCTGTAGGATCTAGCTCAACCTCTGGTGGTACAAACACTGTACCCGGTGAGCCGCCTTGCATCGCAGGGTCTTTCTTAATCTTATCAGTACGTCGTTGCTTAGGAGTTCTACGAGTTTGTTTCTTTAACTCTTTCTTTTTCTTATACTTTTCTTCGTCGCTCATTTCTTGAGCTAGTAGAATCTGGTCAGCCATTCTTATCTGACTTACCTTATTCTGTATGTCAGAGTAAGCCATGACTAATACTTTTTCTTAATTTTTTTTCCAGTTTTTTTAGCAGCTGTCTTTGCTGCTTTCATCCCAGCTTTTGTGTAGGGATATTTTTTTCCGTTTACGTTTGGCATTAGAAATTTACGTTTGGTGATCTTTCAAGTTTCTCCATAATATCTCTGCGATATGCTGGATCGTTTTCATAACGTGGGTCGCCCATAGCTGCTACTACTTCTGCTTGGCTACGGAACTGGTCTGTATTTTGACGAGGTGCTTTACCTTGTACCATATTTCCATCATATCCTACCGCATCACTGTATGCATAGGCTAGTGATCTGACTGCAAAGAATGCAGAGAGTGGGTCTCCACGCTGCATGACAGCATCAAACATCTGCACCTCTTGTTCGTTAAGAGATCCTTGTGCCCATTGTATCATGTTTGCGTAGTTCTCTTCTCCGCCTACTATACCTTTAAGTTCTTTTATATCTGCTTCAGAGAAGTCACGATTAACTTCTGGTTCTTTTCCTTCATTAGATTGTCTGTAATCTAAATACATATTAGCTAGATCAGTAGAACTCATCTTGCTAATCTCTTCTGTGAGCTCTGGACTAAACTCTTCTTGAGTTGTAGCTTCTTCCCAGATTCTATCTAGTATAGTCTGCTCTTCAGCTTCTTCTACTACCTCAGCTTGCTCTTCAGTTGGTGCTTCTTCTTTGTTGCTGAGTTTTTGTTGTAGCTCAAGATAACCTTTTTCTAGCTCTTCAGCATTTTTATACTTACCAGCTAGTAGGTTGTCCTGAGCTTCTTGCATCTGCTCACCAACTTTTAAGGAGTCCTGTTCTTCAGCAGAGAGATTTTCTATACTCGTCTTCTCTACGTTAGGCTCCATCGTTAATGTTTCTGCCATTTGTTATTGTTGTGGTGGTTGTTGTTTGCTTGGATCTAGCATTGGTGATTTCATCAGAGCTGGCGTAGCATCAATAGCTTTCATTTCAGCTTCTTGTTGTACTGCTTGTTGCTCTTCTTGTTGTCTTTCTTCCATGCTCTTCACAAGATTAAGTACGTCTATACCTTGTGCGGCTGCTAGTCTTTTAATAACCTCATCTGGGTTTATATATTGCATGATAGCATCTGGTCCCATTGTCTGTGCAATGGTTCCTAAGAAGCCACCTAATGCTTGTACGTCCTGACCTCTACCTAAACTATTGATACCAGCTACGATGATAGGCTTAACCATACCTTTTGGTATACGTGGTATCTCGCCTGTCTTCTGGAATATGCTAAGTTTTCTATTGAGGTAAGGTACGAGGAACTCTATAGTTAACAACCCGAACAGTCCGCCGAGCTGTTGCTCTAGTTCCATCTGTGTCATGCGTACCTCTTCTGCGGTTGTACGTTCTGACTGCCGAACTGACAGGATTAGGAACGCTTCGTTCAATCGCTTCTCAAGTGTTTGCATGTGCTGCAATGCCGTAGCAAAGTCAGCTGTCTTACCGACTTGTATTACACCTATGTCATCAGGTCTACCTTGTACGATAGCTCCGTTGCCTGCTGCTGCTAGTGTCTGAGGTTTTGTCGTAGCTGATGGTGATACAGTAAATACAACCTTGGCGGCTGCTGCACTACCTTCTACGATAGCTTGTGACAATGCTTCGAGAGACTTAAGATCTCCGATGAATTGTCCTACTCTACCTCTACCATATGCTTCTCCATCTACTGTATTGAATCGTAGTGGTAGCCATGGTGTACTATCTATTGGTGCTTTACCTTGTGTTCCGGGTATACGTTTATCGTGTACCTCTTGATGCCATACAAATCTGTTGTTGTCACGCTTGCAGTGCGTGTAGACATCACATTCTTCTTCCTCTTCGTCCTGATCTTTGACCAATCTTTCTGGCATGATCTCGTAGTAGGAAGGTATAAGATCTTTGTTGATCCTTTCTTTTGTGATAATTTCAATCACTTGGCCGTTGCCGTCTCGTTCTATTACGTAGCGGTTAAGAGGATATAACTTCAGTCCTGTCTTGCCCATAAAGATAAGAGCATTACCACCTACAACTAGATGTTGTAATGCTTGATGTATTACTACACGATCATCTGATGCAGCGATAGCGTCAAGAATAGTACGCTCTATCTTTGCAAAGGATAAGTCAAGTTCTGATTTTACTTCTGGTCCAAACTGTTCACCCAACTGTGATTCATCTAGCTGTAGCTTGAAGAAGCTAGTCTGTGGAGGTACGAGAGATAGCGATAGCTTTGATGCTAACGCTACAACTCCTTTAGCCCCCACGGACTGCCAAGGTGTCTTCAGTTGTTTCATACCTTTTTGGTAGTCTTCGTGACCACGTATAAGATATGGTAGTGTAAGTTTAGTTGCGTCTTCCGCTTCGGTCAAAAACTGGGAACGATCACTGGATAAATTATCATACCTAGATTTTGCTGTCATTGTTTATGCTATTGTCATTCGGTTTCGCTTAGATTTTCGTTTGAATACGTCGCTAAAACTTAATTTATCACGTTCCCTCCTTCGCATTTTAAACTTTAATTTAGGAACTCTAAACATAAAATCTTTTGCTCCTGTTCCTGTTGTGGTTGTAGGTTTACCTACGTCACCACCGCCACCACCAGTTCCTGTACCTGTACCAGTTCCTGTACCAGTTCCTGTACCTGTGCCAGTACCAGTTCCTGTGCCTGTGCCTATAGTAACTTGGCCAGATTTTTGAGGAGGTAGACTATCTGAATCTGTTTCTCCTGTACCTGTACCTGTTTCTGTAGTATCTGTTCCTGTAGCTGTATTATTATTATTATTATTGTTTGGTGACAAATTGTTACCACCACCGGGTCTGAGATTTAGACCTGTTACACCTTCGACAAGTGAACCGGGTGTAAGTCCGCCTTTACCTATGCCTAATGTTCTTGCAATATTTCCTCCTTGCTTAGAAGCAACTGAGTCTGGATCACCAAGGTTGCCAGCAATATTCTGTGCAAATTGTGCTAAGGAAGTAGCGTCGAAACCTGTGCCATCAGTTAAACTATATCTTGATCCTTTATAACCTTCTCTTGCTATATCTGTTGCCATACCAGAAATGAATCTGTTACCTAATGATCCTATTAGACCTCTTTGTTCTTTGTTCAGACCTTTAAAACCTTCGTGCATATCGGGCTGGTCAAAAGCCATTCGAATTTTATCTGCGTGTGTTGCATTAGGATTATTTTGTTCATACTGTTTAGCTAGACGTGACACTAATCCAAGGTTAGGATCTTTTCCTAAATCTCTAGTAAAATCAGATATTACTTTGTAAGTAGAATCTCTATCACCTATTGTAACACCCTTTAAACGCTTAGAAATTTCCTGTTTGTCTCGATCTATCTGCTGCTTAAAGTTTGAAGGAAGTCCAAATATTTGACCAGCTTGCTGTACTGTTTCGCTAGCCATACCTGCATCATAACCTTTTGTACCTAATGTTACAAGATTTTTAGTATTCATATCAGCAAAAGCCTGACGTTTATCATCAGATGACAGAACACCGATTCCCTCCATGACAGCTTTTCTTACCTGATTAGCTTCACTAAGTGCACTCTCTCTGCCTAACTTATCCAAATCATATTTATCTCGACTTATAAAATCACCAACCCCGGCGAGCAGCTGCATGGGATTTTTACCAGCTATATCTTTATCGAAAGCATATTTACCAAACTTACCAACATCTTTTGCAAGAGCTCTTCCTATAGTCAGCCTCTCTCTGTTAGTATCAATTCCTATACTTTTAGCAAAATTATTTATATCTCCGAGACTGAGGCCTTCTCTGCCAGCAAACTTTTCACCAGCTTTTGCTCTATTTTGTTCGTAAGTTTTTTTCTCCTGTGCAGGTGCTAGTGTCGGTGCATTAAACTTAGATATATCTCTGTTCTCATCAAAGCCGTGCGTCATGTAGTGCTTACGAGCCGCAGCTTCATCCGTACCAAACGCATCACGAAGATCTTTGTATCGGGCTAAGTATGATTTAGCGTCAAAGTTCGCTAGTTTCTTATCTAAATTTTTCTTTCTTTGTGCTGCTGCTTCTCTCGCAGCACGACCACCATCTTCACTGTATGCTGCTTTGGAGTAACCCTCTACAGTATAACCAGCTGCTAATATTCGTCTCTTCTCTGCGGCTGTAAAGCTAGTCTTCCTACCACCGAGGGTTTGTACTCTGGTCTGCTTGAATTTTAAATTACGATCTCTAGCAGCATCCCGCATTTTCTTTTGTTGCGCAGCTTTAATAGATTTAATACTTGTTTGTGGTTTCTTAGCGGTTCCAGTTCCTATCCTAGCCTGAGCCAGCTTTTGGGCTTTGGTATAAGTCTTTTTCTTTTTAGTCTTCTTCTTTTTCTTACCACCCATTTGTTTACTCCATTGGTACGGGTTTAGTTATGACGGAATACTTATCATTCCATCCACGTTGTGTTGTCATTTTTTTAGCTAGTCCTTTACGACACATAGAAGATATATAATGGCAGCCAGTATCGTTCGCTATCTCTAGCAGTGACTGTTCAAATAGATCTACCCAATCGTCAAAACCATAGCCAGTTACTGTAGCCCAAGCATGTACATACAGCTCTTTCTTTTGAGGGTGTACGATCTCTTCAGCTACTAACACTCCAGCCAAGTCCCCTTGTTCGTCGATGCCAGATAGCAACCAGAGCTCGTCGTTCATTAACTGTTCGAGCATGTCTGATGCTAGCTGTTCACCGAGACTATGGTCTAAGGCTTTGTCTATTATTGGTCTTAGTATGTGCCAGACTCTTGGCAACTGCCATGGATGTATCTGTTCAACTCTCATCCTTAGCTACTCGTTTGTTATACCACTCGACCACCGAGCGTTGACCGGCTAAGTACATGACTTCGCCGATGCTTTGCTTCGGATGTGGGTTAACGGGTGGGAAGTTTTCTTCTAGCTCTACTTGTATAGAACTAATGGTTGGTCCAATGATGGACTCAAGCATATTGTGGGAGGTTGGTGTTTGCATGTTCAAAGAACGCTGGCATACGAGCTGCTTTTGTGTCAGAAAACTGTGGGGCTTTGCCCTGATACAT